CAAAAGTTTCTTTTGTTTATCGCAATAGTCAAACATTCAACGTAGGAGAAAAGGTAACATTTGAATCTTCAGGAATTAATGCTATCGTTTCCTCTTGCAGCAAAGGGGACAAAGAAATTACAGACTACTACACTGCTTCCAATGGAATGGAACCAGGATTTTACAATTATGGATTTCTGATTAGAAAGAAAAATTCTCCAATTCCTTCACGAAGAATGAAAATTGTATATGATCATTTTACGGTGGAATCTTCAGACCGAGGAGACTTCTTTACAGCATCTAGTTATAGTCAAAACGATAGAATTTATCTGACATCTATTAATGGCGTATCATCAAAACAAGATTCTTTAATAGACATAAGACCAAGAGTTTCTAATTATTCTACATCTTCATCTATCTCTCCATTTGATTTTAGTGGAAGAGATTTTACTTCTTCTGGTGCAAGTGTTTCAGATCCATTAGTCAGTGATGAATCATTAATTATATCCTATGAGTTTTATTTGCCAAGAATTGATTGCCTTTATTTGGATAAAGATGGGAAATTTTTATATCAAAAAGGAACTCCATCACTCAATCCTACTGAACCAAGATCATTGGATGAGTCAATAAAAATTGCAACACTGACACTCCCTGCATATACTTACAGTGCCACTGAAGTAACTATTCAAAAATCAAGCCATAAACGCTATAGAATGTCTGACATTTCTAAGCTGGAGCAGAGAATTTTTAACGTAGAATACTACACACAACTTTCTTTATTAGAAGCAGATACTTCAAATTTAACTATTGCAGATTCTTCTGGTCTGGATAGATTTAAGTGTGGATTTTTTGTCGATAATTTTAAATCACACAACAGTCATAGTCCTAATCATCCAGATTTTGAGGCATCAATTGATAAATCTGAAGGAATTTTAAGACCATCCCATTTTACTACAGCACTAGATTTGATGGTCGGTTCAGAATCTTTGATTGGAATTGGCAGCACTGCAAATCCAGATGTTGATGCAAATTTTGTTACTGATTTGGATGGTGTTAACATCAAAAAATCTGGAAGAATGTTAACTTTAACATACAGTGAAGTTAAAGTTATTGATCAACCATTTGCCTCTAGAATTGAAAATGTAAATCCTTTTGCGGTGGTATTTTATCAGGGAACTTTGGAATTGAGTCCTCAATCTGATGTTTGGATTGATCAAAAACGAATCTCTGCTTTAACACCAGAAGTTAATGATTTATATGATAAAACAATTAAGGAGTTAGGGGTTAACGAAAAAACAGGATTTGCACCAATAGAATGGAACTCTTGGGAGACGTATCATACTTCTGTACAGAAAAGTAATCCTGTTGAAATTCCTGGTACAAGAGAAACAACGGTCAAACGCAATCCTACAGCAGATGAACTAAAAGGTGTACCAAATACACGAGTAGCAGATCCAGGTCGTAATGGTCTTACTACTCTTACAAGAACAACGGCAGATTTTACTACAACAGAGACCACCACATCCCAACAAGCTAGAAGTGGAATTCAAAGTAAAGTAACCCCAGTAATTGAGTCTGTTGACCTTGGTGATCGTATTGTAAGTAGAGATATAATCCCTTACATGAGATCACGAAACATTGAATTCAGAATTAGTAGATTAAAACCAAATACCAGATTTTATGTATTTTTTGATGGTGTTGATGTTACAAAATATTGCACTCCAAAGTTCATAGAAATTACTATGTACACTGGAAGTACACCATTTAAGATTGGTGAAAAAGTTACTTGTAAGAAAAACATTGATGGAGATAAGAAGCAAGAGGTAATGACCTTCAGAGTTGCACATCCACAGCATTTGGAAGGAGATTATCGCAAACCAAGTGATAGGATAGGAAATAGTCCATATGATAATAGTAAAAAACTTCAAGATAGTTATACTTCAACCAGCACAGTATTAAATGCTGATTTGTTTAGTTTATCTTCACAGATTACACAATTTAATGGATATTTAAATACTGGATTTACCCTCAATGGAGTGACTAGCGGAGCTGAGGCAAGAGTTACAAATCAACGATTGGTATCTGATGATGTTGGCGATCTTTATGGTACATTATACATACCAGATCCAAATGTAAAAGAAAACCCAAGATGGGAAACAGGATCAAAAACAATAAGATTTACCACAAGTTCAACAAATTCTAAAGTTGGTGGAGTTGTTCAAAGTTCTGCTGAGGCAAGTTTCTATTCTCAAGGAGAACTTGATACAATTCAACAAACAACTTTAAGTATAAAACTTCCTCTCGTAGAGTCTATTCCAAAAATTGATACAAGAACAGTAAAAACTGTCGATAAAACTACACAAAAGGATGCTTTGATTTCTCAATCATCTACAACGTATTATGATCCTTTAGCACAATCTTTTGCAGTTGACGAAAAAACTGGAATCTTTTGTACTTCAGTTGAGGTTTATTTCAGAACAAAAGATGATAAGTTACCTGTTACAATGCAATTGCGAGAAATGAAAGGAGGATTTCCTACTACAACAATTCTTCCTTTCTCTGTAGTAAAGTTAACACCAGATAAAGTCAACATTTCTGAAGATGCATCTAAACCTACAAAATTCACTTTTGAAAGTCCTGTTTATTTACAAGGAACAACAGAATATGCTGTGGTTTTAGTAACAATTTCAGATAAGTATGAAGCTTGGATTTCTAGAATGGGAGAAATTGATATTTCAACTATTAATTTGGAAAATTCAAAGCAAGTTGTTATTTCTTCACAACCTTATCTTGGATCGCTCTTCAAATCTCAAAATGGAGCAACTTGGGATGCAAGTCAATTGGAAGACTTAAAAATGAAGGTCTATAAGGCACAATTTGTAAGTCAACCAGGAATTGTAAGATTCTACAATCCAGAGTTGCATAAAGGTAATAATCAACTTGCTAAATTAGCAAAAAATCCAATTAGAACTAACTCAAAAAGAGCAATTGTTGGATTGGGAACTACATTCTCTAACGTTGATGTTGTTCCTGGCGTTAAAATTAGTCAACAAAATAACACAACAGCAACTGCAACTCTAATATTGACTGCAGGAACAGTTGCTACAGGTTCAACTTCATTAACAATTACAAATGCTGGAGTCGGATACACTCCTTATTCTGGATCTGCTACTTATTATGATGTTCCTTTAGATCCACTAGAGTTTACTAGTTGGAGACAAGATCAAGGAAGTGGACTCGTTGGTATCGTTACCATTACCGATGGACGAGTTAGTGGCGTCACAGTAACAAGTGGAGGTAAAAACTTTAGTGTTGGTAATGTTGTTGGTATTTCAACAATTGGTGATGGAAATGGAAGATTTGCACAATTTACTGTTGGGATTATTTCTGCTACTAATGCATTAGTTGTTAAAGATATTCAAGGACAGTTTACTGTTGGTGTGAATACTGTTACGTTCACAGATCCAGATACTTTGGTCACATCTCCAATTGTATCTGGTGGTGTAATAAATGAGATTAGTTATAGTCCAACATTTGATGGATTACACTTCCGTGTCAATCATAGAGCTCATGCAATGAATTCGTTTGCAAATTTTGTAGAAATTTCAAGTGTTGATTCTGATGTTTCTCCAACCAGACTTTCCGATGATTATGCTCAAAATTCTACAGATAGTATTAACGTTGTCAGCACTGCAAACTTTAGTTCTTTTGAAGGAGTGGGAGTTGGAACAACAAATCCAGGATATATTCAAATTGATGATGAAATCATCAGATATACAGGAACTACTGCTACCAGTTTAACTGGAATTACTCGCTCCATTGATTCCACACCAAAAGCATCTTATGACCAAAATGATAGCGTTTTTAAATATGAATTTAAAGGCGTTTCATTGAGAAGAATTAATAAAGTTCATAATAAAACATTGGTTACAATACCAGGAGAAGATTACCTTGATGAAGGATATCTGTTAAAAACAGAAGGTCTTGATCATTATTATTTAAAAGTTGACATGTCATCCAATGGTACAAACAGATCAAGTGGAGTAGGTTTCCCTAAACTGTTCTTCAAGGAAACGAGTTATGGTGGAGGAAATAGTGTTTATGCCTCTCAAAACATTCAGTTTGAAACATTAACACCAAACATTCAAACAATGCTTCCATCTGGAACATCTATTTCAGGAAGAGTTAGAACAATTAGTGCAACCAGTATTGGTGGAAATGAAGAATCATTCATAGATCAAGGATTCCAGGAAATTAGTTTAAATAGTCAAAATTCATTTGATACACCAAGAATGATTGCATCAAGAGTTAATGAAGATTATTATCTTACTAATCTTCCCGCCAATAAATCATTTACTCTTGAGGTATTAATGAATTCTGACAATAGAAATTTATCTCCAGTCATAGATCTTGATCGCGTAAGTATGGTAACTACTACCAATAGAATAAATGTACCATTTTCTAGTGTAGATTCTTGGAAAACTCATCCTGCTCCATCTAAAACTGGAAAAGATCCTTGTATTGCAACTTATGTTAGCAAAGTTGTTGAACTTGAAAATCCAGCAACTTCATTGAAAGTTCTTTTTGCTGCCTTTAGAAATCTCGATAATGACATCAGAGTTTTTTATAAGATTATTAGAGTTGGAGCAACTCAAAATGTAACAAGTGAAAAATTTGTTCCTTTTCCTGGTTATGGAAATATAAATAGTGATGGAAATGTAATTTTAATCGAAGAAAGCACTGGTCTTCCAGATGATAAAGTTATTCCTAGTAGAACAACTACAGAATTTAAAGAATTCACGTACACAGCAAATCCTTTACCAAAATTCACTAAGTTCCAAATTAAAATTGACATGACTTCAACAAATCAGGCGATCGTACCAAAAATTAAAGATCTGAGAGCAATTGCATTAGCGTGATGAGTGAACTTATACCAGTTGAAGGAAAAATAGGATTATTTAGAGATCCTCAAAGTAATGCTATCGTAAATAAAAACAAAGTGGAATATCAATCTTACATAGAAAGAAAAAAAATTACAGAGTCCAAAGAGAAGAAAATTGAAAATGTCCAAAGTGATGTTTCTTCTCTTAAGGACGAGGTGAATAAAGTAAAAGATGATTTAAATGAAATTAAAAATTTGCTTCAATGCCTAGTCAATCAGAATAAATAATTCAAAAAATGGCACAACCAAGTAGTAAGACAGAACTAATACAGTATGCCAAGAGACAACTTGGTTATCCAGTACTAGAAGTTAATGTAGCTGACGAACAATTTGATGATCTTTTGGATGATGCTCTCCAATATTTCCAAGAGAGACACTTTGATGGTGTTGAACTGATGTATTTGAAATATGCTCTTACTGAAGCAGATGTTGCAAGAGGTAGAGGATCAGGGAGTGCTGGAATTACTACTACTACAGCAACATCGACAATAGTTGGAACTGCTACAACATTTAACTTTTTAGAAAATTCTAATTACATTGAAATCCCACCAACAGTTATTGGAATTAATAGAATTTTTAAAGTTGATACCAGCACAGTTTCAGATGGTTTGTTTAACATTAGATATCAATTATTCCTGAATGATCTTTACTATTTCAGTTCTGTTGATCTACTACATTATTCGATGGTCAAAACATACTTATCTGACATCGAATTTTTATTGACCCCAGAAAAGCAAATTAGATTTAATAAAAGACAAGACAGACTTTACATTGACACTGATTGGGAAAGATTGAAGGCAGGAGATTTTATTGTTATAGAATGTTATAGGATTTTAGATCCTACAAATTATGCAAGAGTTTATAATGATTCTTTCTTAAAGAGATACTTTACTGCATTAGTAAAGAGACAATGGGGGCAAAATTTGATCAAATTTAATAATGTAGCACTTCCTGGTGGAGTAACACTTAATGGTAGACAAATCTATGAAGATGGTCAGAGAGAATTGGATGCAATACAAGAAAAAATGTCTTCCACTTATGAACTTCCACCTCTCGACATGATTGGATAATCACTTATGTTAAATCCATTTTTTACTCAAGGAAGTTCTGGGGAACAAGGTTTAATTCAAGATCTTGTTAATGAGCAAATTAAAATGTATGGTATTGAGTGTTATTACATTCCAAGGAAATTTGTCACAACCTCCAAAGTTATTGAAGAAGTAATTCAATCAACATTTGATCAGGCATTTCCTCTTGAAGCATATGTCAATACTTACGATGGATTTTCTGGGCAAGGTGACATTCTTTCAAAATTTGGATTAGTCCAAAAGGATGAACTTGTTCTTACAATTTCAAGAGAAAGATTTGAGAGTCAAATAGGACCTTTTCTTCAAGAAAGTATAGAAAAATATGTTCGAGTAAGACCAAAAGAAGGTGACATTGTTTATTTTCCATTGTCAAAGAACTTCTTTGAAATTAAGTTCGTAGAGCATGAAAAACCTTTTTATCAATTAGGAAAACTTTATACTTACGAACTTAAGTGCGAACTCTTTGAGTATGAGGATGAATTGGTAGATACTGGAAACGATGAAATTGATTCTGTAGTGGAAAAAGAAGGATATAATGCAAGAATTATTCTTGCAGGAATTGGTGATACTGCTATCGCATTTACTGGAATTGTGGATGGAGCAATTCAATCTATGTTTGTTGAATATGAAGGATATGGTTACACATCTACCCCCATCGTATCAATAAGTACAGCACCATCTGGTGGAATTAACGCTTCTGCAGTTGCAATTACGACAAGCAAATCAGGAATTACCACATCATCTTCAATCTACAAAGTTTTTGTGGTAAATCCAGGAAGAGGATATTTGGGGATTCCAACTGTGACTGTTTCTGGACCAGGAATCGTGACCGCAAAAATTTCATCTCAAGGATCAATTGGTATTGTAACAATTACTAATGAGGGACAAAGTTACTTTAGTGTTCCATCAATTACATTCTCTTCTCCAAATGTTGGAAATGGTATTACAGCAACTGCAGAAGCTGTTGTAAGTTCTGCTGGAACGATTAGTCAGATTAGAGTTACAAATACTGGATTTGGTTATACAGAAGCTCCAACAATTACGATTGCACCTCCAAATCTAATTGCTACAGGAACTTTCACATTAGGTGAAAAAATTGTTGGATCATCTTCAAGTGTAACAGCAAGAGTCAGAACTTGGGATGAATCAACTTCAACATTAGACATTTCAATCATAACTGATCATAAATTGAGTGTAGGAGAGCAGATAGTTGGTCAAGAATCTGGAGCAACTTATGTAATTAAGAGTATCAGTTACAATGATCCTTCAGAAGGAAATGATGACATTGAAGCAGAGGCAGATTTAATTTTGGACTTTTCAGAATCTAATCCATTTGGAACTTACTAAATAGTAAAAAAATGTTTTGAAATGGATACATATTTTTATCATCAAATAATCAGAAAAACCGTTATTGGTTTTGGAACATTATTCAATAACATCAGAGTCAAACACTCTGATGCGAATGGGGGTGGTGTAAGTATGTTAAAGGTGCCATTATCATACGCACCAACACAAAAGTTTTTAGCAAGATCGAGACAAGAATCTTTAAACAAAAAAGTGGAAGTTAATGTGCCAAGAATGTCATTTGAGATGACTGGCATTTCTTATGATCCATCAAGAAAAACAAGCGTTACTCAAACTTTTAAATCATTTCCAACATCAGATGGAAAGTTATTGAAAAAGGTTTACATGCCTGTTCCATATAATCTTTCATTTGAATTGAATTTATATTCAAAATTAAATGATGATGCTCTACAAGTTATTGAACAAATTTTACCATTTTTCCAACCATCACTCAACATCACAATTGATTTGATTTCTTCCATAGGAGAAAAGAAAGATGTACCTGTGGTTCTGGAAAGCATTTCTCAAACAGATGATTATGAGGGGGATTTTGAATCCAGAAGAACTATCATTTATACTTTAAGATTTACTGCAAAAACACATCTTTTCGGTCCAGTATCGGATACTACAGATGGTCTTATCAAGAAAGTTATTGTCGATAATTACGCATCGACTGACGTTAAAACTGCTCAAAGATCTTATCGTTATACTGTTACCCCTAGAGCAATTAAAGATTATAATGATGACAATACAACCGTATTGGATGGTTCTATCAATACAGTAGTAGGAAAAGTTTCTGTTTCGGATGCATCATCACTTACTGCTGAATCTAGAATTAGAATAGATGAAGAGACGATGTACATCAAGTCTATTGAAGAAAATGTCTTGTATGTGATCAGAGGTTATGATGGTACTACTATTCAAAGTCATGAACATGCTGCATCAATCGACATTCTCAATTCTCTTGATGATGCATTAGTAGAACCAGAAGATGATTTTGGATTCAACGAAACTACAGTTTTTTATGACATTGGTGGTGAATTTGTTCCAGAACAATCTACTGGTAGAGATCCAATTGTATAATTATGACAAATTCAAAAAAACTCAAAAAGACAGATCCAATTGGAGATTCTTTAGGAATTGAGTCTCAGATTATTTCTGTTGATGCTACTTCCGTAACTGAGTTGGTTTCTAATTCTACAGACTCACCAAAAGAATCTATTGACGTAGATCAAATTCAAAAAGATTATGAGTATAGTAGAGGAAATTTATATTCGTTGGTGGAAAAGGGGCAAGAAGCAATTAATGGTATTTTAGAATTAGCACAAGAAAGTGATAGTCCTAGAGCTTATGAAGTTGCTGGTCAATTAATTAAAAGCGTAGCTGATACTACAGATAAATTAATTGATCTGCAGAAAAAAATGAAAGATTTATATGAAAATCAGCCCAAGGGTCCGACTAATGTTACGAATGCTTTGTTTGTTGGATCAACTACCGAACTATCAAAATTACTTAAGAACAATAATTTAAATAAATAGTATCAAAAGTCTTTTAAAAAGTGGCAAATACTAACATAACATTTGACTCTGGAACAGGAAATCCTTTTCCTGTAAATTTGACCATTTATACTGGTGTTGACTTTTTTTATACTTTTAATCCAAAAACATCGAGTAATGGATCCTATGATTTTACTGATTATTCAGGATCTTGCCAAATAAAAAAACATCCAACAGCAACTTCTGGAATTGTTACTTGTTCGGTTTCTTTTCCAGGATTATCTAGAATACAAATTTCTTTAGGATCTACGGAAACAAAGTTATTAACTGAAGGTAGACATGTTTATGATGTCAATGTATCTGTTGGTGGATCATTTTTTAAAGTTGTGACAGGAACTGCTATGGTGAGAACGGGAGTCTCAAGTTAAATGAACGAACAATTAAAGTCACATAAAACAGTTGAACAGATTGCAAAGAAGCATCGTCTTGATGTTTCTTTTATTGCGAATCAACTTAAGATGGGAGTTCCGATTGAGCATGAACATACTAAAAATAATGTAATGGCAATGGACATTGCTCTTCAACATTTAGATGAAATACCAGATTATTATACACGTTTAAAGAAAATGGAATCGGATGCCAAAAAACATCATAGAAAATTTAAAGATGTTTCGGAAGCATGTTGGAAAGGGTATACCCAAAAAGGATTGAAGAAGAAAGGAAATAAAATAGTTCCTAATTGTGTTCCCACAAACGAAGAGACAACATCTGGAGATGAAGGTCTTCATGATTGGTTTAACAAATCAAAATCATCTGACGGAAAAAAGGGGTGGGTGCAACTTGGTGGAAAACACGCAGGAAAACCCTGTGCTCGTCAACCTGGACAAACTTCCACACCAAAATGTGGTAGTTCAAAAATGGCAGCAAATTTATCTTCAGAAGACGAAGAGAGAGCAAGACGCAGAAAAAATAGATTAGATCCAAATCAACCAGAAAAAACAGGTGGTGCAAAACCAACAAATGTAAGAACAGAAGAATGGTCTGATAAATATAAGAAGTCTATAAATTGTGAAGATCCAAAAGGATTTTCCCAAAGAGCACACTGTCAAGGAAGGAAAAAGAAAATGAATGAACAGAGTTTTCAAATTGATACTTCTGCACATAAATCCGCACAGAGACAGCAGAAGATTAGAAATCTTGCCAGCGGAACTAATAATCCGAATGAAAAAGCAGCGGCACAAAGAAAACTTTCTGGACCTTCATTGCCATTGGCAGATGAATACCTCAATGAAGTAAAAGATAAACCAGGAAAAGGTAGCGGGAAAAAAGATGCTTGCTATAATAAAGTTAAGTCTCGTTATGATGTTTGGCCAAGTGCTTATGCATCTGGTGCTCTTGTAAAATGTCGTAAAGTTGGTGCTGCAAACTGGGGAACAAAATCAGAGGCAAAAGAGGATCAAAGATATTGTCCACTTTGCAAGAAAAATGAAATAAAATCAGAATGTAGTTTTGGTCCTTCTTTATGGGAAAAATATTCAATTGCAAAAGTTCATCCAGCAAATGAAGAGAAAGATTATGAGTATCAAATGGCACGTAATGAACTTCAAACTGCAAAGAGGGCAATTGATAAATTGATGAAGAAATTAAAAGGAGAAGGAAACATGGAAGCATGGGTTCAATCAAAAATTTCTAAGGCAGCAGATTATCTTGATAGTGTTTCTGATTACATGGAAGGTGATAGAGAAGAAATTGAAGAAGGACTTGATAAAAAATTTGATTCGATGAGAAAGCGTGGTGGTAGAAGTGCTCCTGCAGATCAACGCAGTATTGGTGGTGAAGCAAATAGAAGAAATAAAGATTATTGGGCAGATGAGGGCGGTAAAAATAGAGATAGAGGTGCTGGAAACAAAGCAAAAAGAAGAGCAGCAGAACTTAATAAAGAAGAATTTGAAATTGAAGAGTCATCAAACCTTATGAAGTATAATGAGTATGGTCAAACATACATGATTAGATTTACTTGGAGAGGTTTGATGTATAAAGTTCAAATCTTTATACCTTCTCTGAAAAAACCATCTGCACAAGAAATTAAAACTCAGTTGGATAAAATCTATCCTGGTGCTCAATTGCTTCAATTTGAACCAAGAGAAAATGATCCTGTAGATCCTACAATCGTTTTTGCTAAGGAGGATCGTGAGTATCGCAGATTGATGGCTCAGGAACGTAAAGCAGAAAGAGAAAAAGAATCAAAACGTGGTGGACAAAGAAGTCACACTCCAGGAAAAAAAGCTGTTAGCGCAGGTAAAGACTATGCAAATTATCAGGAGAAAAGTATTTCTGCTCATGACAAAGCAACCAAAGGTAAACACACCATTGGCAATCCCTTTGCAGAAGAATTAGTAAATGAAGTAGCAGCATGGCAACGTTCAGAAGGTAAAAATAAAAAAGGTGGTTTGAATGAGAAGGGACGCAAATCTTACGAACGTGAAAATCCTGGAAGCGACCTTAAGGCACCATCGAAGAAAGTTGGAAATCCCCGTAGAGCATCTTTCTGTGCCCGTATGTCAGGCATGAAAAAGAAACTTACTTCGGCAAAGACTGCCAATGATCCCAATAGCAGGATAAATAAGAGTTTAAGAGCTTGGAACTGTTGAATTATGGATCCATCCAAAATTGAACTTGAAAACATTAATAAAATGTTTGAGTATGAAAAGTTAGCAAGAATTATAGATGAATTAAACGAAGAACAAGCAAAAGATTTTGCAAAGGCATACATTAAACTATATTTAAAGCAACAAGAAGTTATTGCAGCACTTGATTTATGAAAGCTGATGACATTTATCTTGGCAACCCGAACCTTAAAAAGGCAAACGTTGCTGTTGAATTTACACAAGATCAAATTCAAGAATTCATTCGTTGTAAAGACGATCCAGTTTATTTTGCAAAAAATTATGTAAAAATTGTTTCTCTGGATGAGGGTCTTGTTCCATTTGACATGTACCCATTTCAAGAGAGGATGATTCAACGATTTCATGATAATCGTTTTAACATCTGTAAGATGCCTAGACAGACTGGTAAATCAACCACTGTAGTCTCTTATTTGCTCCACTACGCGGTCTTTAACGACAATGTTAACATCGCTATCCTAGCAAACAAAGCATCCACAGCCAGGGACCTTCTAGGGCGTCTTCAGCTTGCTTATGAGAATCTTCCCAAATGGATGCAGCAGGGAGTGGTCAATTGGAATAAACTGTCTCTAGAATTGGAGAATGGATCCAAAATCTCTGCAAACTCAACGTCTAGTTCTGCTGTTCGTGGTGGATCTTATAATGTGATCTTTTTGGACGAATTTGCATTCATTCCAAATAACATTGCAGATCAATTTTTTGCATCTGTTTATCCTACGATTTCATCTGGTAAGAAAACAAAAGTTATTATAGTTTCAACCCCACACGGTATGAATCACTTCTACCGTATGTGGCATGATGCTGAAAGGGGAAAGAATGAATATGTACCGACTGATGTTCACTGGTCAGAAGTACCTGGAAGGGATGAGGTATGGAAAAAGCAAACAATTGCTAATACTTCAGAACAACAATTCAAAGTAGAATTTGAAACTGAATTCTTGGGATCAGTTGATACTCTCATCTCACCAAGTAAACTCAATAGTTTAGTTTATGATGATCCAAGAACCAATGGTGAAGGAATGGATGTTTATGAAGATCCACAAGATGAACACGATTACCTGATTACCGTAGACGTTGCTCGTGGAGTTGGTATTGATTATTCTGCATTTGTGGTTGTTGACATTACAACATTCCCACATAGAGTTGTTGCAAAATTCAGAAATAATGAAATTAAACCAATGCTATTTCCAAGTATAATACATGAAATGGCAAAAGGATATAATAATGCATACATTCTTTGTGAAGTTAATGACATTGGAGATCAGGTAGCATCAATTCTTAATTTTGATTTGGAGTATCCAAATGTCCTTATGTGCTCTATGAGGGGTCGTGCTGGACAGATTGTTGGGCAAGGTTTTTCTGGTAAAAAGACTCAACTTGGAGTCAAAATGTCAAAGACGGTTAAAAAGGTCGGATGTTCTAATCTCAAAACCTTAGTAGAAGAAGATAAAGTGGTCTTCAGAGATTATAACATCATCAGTGAGCTCACAACATTCATTCAAAAAAATAATTCATTTGAAGCAGAAGAAGGTTGTAATGATGACCTTGCAATGTGTATGGTGATTTATGCTTGGTTAGTGGCACAAGATTATTTTAAAGAACTCACCGACCAGGACGTTAGAAAAAGATTATATGAAGAACAAAAGAATCAATTAGAGCAAGACATGGCTCCTTTTGGATTTATTGAAGATGGCACAGGAGAAACATCTTTTGTGGATGATCAAGGAGATCGTTGGTATACTGATGAATATGGAGACATAAGTTACATGTGGGAGTACCGTTAAGAGATTCAATTTTATAAATAATCATAGAAACATGAGACTACTGTAGGGAGAATTAAATGGCTAACATCGGATTAGTATCTCCAGGGGTAAAAGTTAATGAGGTTGATTTAACTAGAGGTGGTATTACTGACACTGTAGATAATGTTGGTGTAATTGCTATTCCTTCGGCAAGAGGACCAGTACAAAAAATTTATGAAGTTAACACAGAAGATGATCTGGTAAATTATTTTGGTACTCCTAGAGAAGAAAACGACGAATATGCATATTGGTTAACTGCTTCTAGTTTTCTTTCTTATGGTGGAAGACTGAAGGTTGTTCGTTGTGATGATTCATCTTTAAGAAATTCCAATGTTAGATCTGGAGCTGGTACTTCGGTTCTTTCGTCTTTGAAAATTAAAAATAATGACGATTTTAATGATAATTATACTACAGCAACAACTTGGTTTGTTGCTGCAAAAAACCCAGGTACATGGGCAAATAATTTAAAAGTTTGCGTAATTGATAATGCTGCTGATCAGATTCTGAATGTTGGATCCGCAGTTACTACAATGTTTGCTTCTGGAGCAATTAAAGTAGGATACGGTATCACACAATCATTTACTGATAAGTCTGTTCCTAAGATTGGTAAAAAGCAAATTATTAATGGTTATCTGCAGGGAGTCATCACTGGTATCGGATATAGTACAATCAATGTAAAAGTTACCAACTGGACTGATAGAGAAGGAAACATTTATCCAATTCCAAACCCACCAGGAACCAAGAATCAAAGATCTTACGGAGCGACTTATAAGTTTAGCGTAGGAATCGGTTCAACAAATAAACCAGCAAATGGAATTTCAATTGTTGGTGCCGCATCAAGTGCAGAAAATCCAGCTGCTGGACTTGTAACTTTTGGAACTGTTTACTCAGCACTCGACTGGTATTCAGAGCAAAAATTAGGATTAAAGAACATTGATGAATACTGGTCTAAGTATGCATCAAGACCAGTTACTAGTAAATTCTCTTATGATCGTGCAGGTGGAAATGATCTTATGCACATTCTTGTGATTGACGATGGTGGTTCAATCACTGGTAATGTTGGAACAATCTTAGAGAAGTACTTAAACGTAAGTAAGGCAAAAGATTCCAAAACAAGTCTTGGAAAACCAAATTATTATGTCGATGTTATTAATCAAAGTTCAAAATATCTGTTTGCAGCAGGAACTTTAACTGGTGCTCAATCAAACTTCCAAGGAACTCTGAGAGAGACTATCGAATCTGATAGAGATCAGTCTTTAGCATTTACTCCTGTTGGTATTTCTTCTGGATCATGGCAACAAAACACTCAGGGCACCTATTTTGGTGTTGTTGGCAATAAGTCAATGACATTGAATGGTGGAGTTGGATATGGAGCAACTGTTGATCTTGCTGGAATTGTAACCGCATACTCACTATTAACCAGTGCTCCAGATGAACAGATTAACTTTATTCTTGGTGGACCTGGAATGGGTGGAACAAGTTATTCTGACATCATTCTCAACTCTCAGGCAAAAGCAAATCTTCTGATTGACATTGCCGAAGAAAGAAAGGATTGTATTGTTGTAATTTCTCCTCCTAAGGACTGCTATTTTAACGCAGAATCTAACGATAAGATTACTAATAACATTACAGAATTCTTCGAAGACGTAGATTCTTCATCTTATGCGGTATTTGATAGTGGTCTTAAGTACATGTTCGATAAGTACAATAACAAGTACCGCTATGTTCCTTGCAATGGTGACGTTGCTGGTATTATGGCAAGAACGGTCAAAGATAATTTTGTTTGGTTCTCACCAGCTGGACCACAAAGAGGTGTTCTAAGAAATGTCGTAAGACTTCAGTATAGCCCAAATCAATTGCAGAGAGATACTCTCTATTCTAATAGAATTAATCCAATCATCACAAACTCTGGTCAAGGAACAATTCTCTTTGGTGATAAAACTGCGTTATCTTATCCAAGTGCCTTTGATAGAATCAATGTTAGAAGACTTTTCCTTCTGCTTGAGGACAGAATTGAGAGATTTGCTAGAGATCAACTCTTCGAATTCAATGATGAAGTTACAAGAGCTAACTTCAGAAACGTAGTTGAACCATATCTTCGTGATGTTCAAGCAAAGAGAGGCATTCAGGACTTTGTTGTTATTTGTGATGATAGCAATAATACTCCAGAAGTGATTGATGCTAATGAGTTTAGAGCTGACATCTTTATCAAACCAGCTCGTAGTATTAACTTCATTGGTCTGAACTTCGTTGCTACGAGAACTGGAGTTTCCTTCTCCGAAGTTGTCGGAACTGTTTGATCTACTAAATTCTTAAAGTTAAGGAGTTAAAAAAATGGCAATCACTTTTAGAGAAAGAACAATTGATGACTTTAAAGGAAAATTAGTTGGTGGTGGTGCTAGGTCTAATTTATTCGAAGTAGAACTTCCAATCATTGAAGGCACTGCATCTGGAAAGTCAACTAAAGAAGTTGAAGAACTGATGAGATTTATGATTAAGGCAACTTCACTTCCTGCATCAACTGTTGCTTCAGTTCCAGTTCCTTTTAGAGGAAGACAGTTGCATGTTGCTGGAGACAGAACTTTTGATGATTGGTCAGTAACTGTCATCAATGACACTGACTTCTCTATTCGTTCGTCTCTGGAAAGATGGATGAATTTAATCAACAAGCATGAAGATGCATCTGGTTTAACGAATCCAACTGATTATCAGAAAAATGCTACCGTTTATCAACTCGGTAGAGGACAGAATTCAACTGGTGATGGAAACATTCCTGTTCTGAGACAGTATAAATTCTACGGAATTTGGCCTACTGCAATTGATGCAATTCCTCTTGATTATGGTGCTGATAACCAAATTCAGGAATTTAATGTAACCTTCAAAGTTCACTGGTGGGATGCTCTCAAATCTGATAACGCTTCTGACCTTACTTAATTCCTATAAATAAGGTATAGCAGTTTAAATCTATAAAATGGCATCTCTGTTTGGTTTTTCTATTGACGATTCATATAAGAAAAAAAGCAAAGGAGTAGTCTCTCCAGTCCCCGAAAACAATGAGGACGGAGCAGACTACTTTTTGTCTAGTGGTTTCTATGGTCAATATCTTGATATTGAAGGTGTTTATAAAACTGAATATGATTTAATTCGTAGATACAGAGAAATGGCATTGCACCCAGAAGTTGATGGTGCAATCGAGGACATTATTAGTGAAGCAATTGTATCGGATTTGAATGATTCTCCAGTTCAAGTTGAACTTTCAAATTTGAACGTAAGTGATAAATTAAAGGAAGTTATTCGTACTGAATTTCAATACATCAAAGATTTGATGGACTTTGATAAAAAGGCACATGAAATCTTTAGAAATTGGTATGTAGATGGAAGAGTTTATTATCATAAAGTTATTGATTTAGAGAATCCTCAAGAAGGAATTAAAGAATTACGTTACATTGATGCTTTAAAAATTAAATTTGTTCGTGAGCAGAAAAAGGAAAGCAATAACGTCAATCAACTTCCTGCCTCCGTATTATCAACAAATACTAGATCATACGAATTTCCTGGAATTGAAGAATATTTTGTATTCAATCCCAATACATCAAGCAATACCAGAAACATTAGTGGTATACAAATGGGTCTTCAACAAAGAGACTCTATTAAAATTGCAAGAGATGCAATTGCATACTGCACATCTGGTCTTGTAGACAGAAATAAGTACACGGTTTTATCTTATTTACATAAAGCAATTAAAGCACTCAATCAACTTCGTATGATCGAAGATGCTTTGGTTATCTATAGACTCTCTCGTGCTCCAGAAAGAAGAATTTTTTACATTGATGTTGGTAATCTTCCTAAGGTAAAAGCAGAACAATACCTTCGTGAAGTCATGTCAAGGTATCGCAATAAACTCAGTTATGATGCCGCAACTGGTGAAATTCGTGATGATAAGCGTTACATGAGTATGCTTGAAGATTTCTGGCTTCCTCGCCGTGAAGGTGGTAGAGGAACTGAAATTACCACTCTTCCTGGTGGTCAGAATCTTGGAGAACTAACTGACGTTGAATACTTCCAGAAAAAACTTTATCGTGCTCTTGGAGTTCCAGAATCAAGATTAAATTCATCTGATGGTTTTAATCTTGGTCGTTCTTCAGACATTCTGAGAGATGAACTGAAATTCAGTAAGTTTGTTGGAAGAATGAGAAAGAGATTTAGTAATCTCTTTCATGATATTCTCCGTTCGCAATTAATTCTTAAGAATGTTGTAACTCCAGAAGAATGGGATCTCATGAGTGATCACATTCAATATAATTATCTTTATGATAATCATTTTGCTGAACTCAAAAATGTTGAGATCATGCAAGAGCGTATGGGTGTTCTTGCTGCTGTAGATCCTTATGTTGGAAAGTACTTCTCTCTGAAGTATGTAAGACAAAATGTTCTCAGGCAAACTGATAGTGAAATGTTGGAGATTGATGCTGACATTAATTCCGAAAGAGAAGCAGGATTGATTCCTCCAACTGAGACAGAAATGATGCAAATGCAATTGGATCAGCAAGCAGCAGAAATGGGTCAACAACCTTCTGGTGGTGCAATGGGTCAAATTCCACAAGATCCTGGAATTTCTGATGCTAAAACAGGAACAGAAGCACCATCAATTCCCAAAGGTGGAACAATCTAATAAATAGAGTAGTTATTTAATTGATTCTTATGGACGAATTAATGGATTTGATTATTGGTGGCGAATCGGCAGAAGCAAGTGATAAAATTAAAGAGGTTCTTTTTGCGAAAGCAGCAGAAAGAATTGAACTTGCTCGTCCAATTGTAGCAAATTCAATGTTTGGAAACACCGATTACTCCGTTTATGAACAAGAAGTAGAAGAGTTTGAAAACGATGAGGATTGATAGGTGTCCGATCTATCAGATTTTTTTCAATCAATAAGTGTAGCAAAAAGACAACAAAAAGAAGAACTTGAATCTATTTTAGGTTCTTCTTTTTTAGATGATTTGTGCGAAACTGTTATAGTAGATTTAAAGACTACTAAAAAAAAAGAAAAAGAACAAAAAGAAAAACTAGAAGTTTTTGAACATTTAGTTGAAGAAATTGTAGAAAAAATTTCTGATGATCAGGAAGAAGAATTAATAGTAGAAGAACTTGAAGAAGAACCAGAACTGGTAGAACAATCTTTAGGTCTTCTCGCAGAACCATCTGAGGTTAAACAACAAAAAGATCCTCTTACTCCACTCAATCAAAACTTTGCAACACTTGAAGATCTCAATAAGCATTATAATCTTTTAGTTAATAGAATTCAACAACAACTTTCCACATTAGGTGGTGGCGGTGAAACTCAATTAAGATACTTGGATGATGTTGTAGGTATTGCAACTAATTCTGGTGCATATAATGGAAAATATTTGCAATGGAACTCTACGACAAATAGAGCAGAATTTACCGATCCAAGTGACTCAGAAAACACCACGGTAGTTTTTGTTACTGGTATTACTACATATTATCAGGCAACAAATACTGATGATTATATTGGTGTAAACGCGAATGTTCCCGTAGAAATTAGATTGCCATCATCTCCTATTATTGGTAAAAAAATTACTGTAAAGGATGAGGGCAATAAGATATCTACATATAACATCACAGTCACAGTAGGTGCTGGAGTAAGTGTCGAAAACGATAATTCAGTTGTGATGAAAATAAATCATCAAAGTTTTACTTATTTTTACAACGGTTCTAACTGGTTTTTAGTATAATGTCATACAATCCCCTTCCCCAACCTGCATCTATAGGATTTGGAACATTTGGTTCTACTGGTATCGTAACAGTTACCAATGTTCATCCTCTTCCAACTTACCTAGAAAACATTGAAGTATCAAGTAAAGGAAGACTTAAGGTAACTACTCCAGAAACTATTTTCTTTAATACATTTCAATATGGAATTGAGACTGATGTATGGGATACTAGAGTTAGTGTTGGTGGAACAGCAGTTTGGGATTATATTATAAGTGGTGTTGGAATGTCTGTGACTTCTTCTGCAGGTTCAGAAGTCATTCGTCAAACTAAAAATGTGATGAGATACATTCCTGGAAGACCAGCAGAAATTGCTTTTGCTGTCAGATTAGAACAACCAAAATCGGGTGTCCGTAGAAGATTTGGTTTATTTGATGGACAAGATGGGTTTTATTTTGAAGATGATGGTGGGGATTATGCATGTGTCATGATTAATAGTAATGGTCCAAGTGGCATTATTACTGAAAGATACTCTCGTTCTCAATGGAATGGGGATAAGTTAGATGGTAATGGACCAAGTGGTATTGTTGCTTCTCCCTCCGCACAGCAAATGATTGTTATGGAGTATGAGTGGTATGGCGCAGGACAGATTAAATTTCACTATGAAATAAATGGAAAAGTACATACCATTCATACAATCAATACAGGAAACAGACTTCCTTATCCTTGGTCTAAAACTCCTTTTCTTCCAATTCGTTTAGAAATTAAAAACACTACAGGGGTTTCTACTGGTCCTCATTATTTGTATCAAGGTTCTAATTCTTTAGTTTCCGAAGGATTTACTGAAAAGTTAGGCATTGCACAGAATGTTGGAACTGCAGTGACTGGTAGAATTTTACCAGTAGCACAAACGTATTATCCACTCATTTCAATTCGTCTAAAATCCACAGCACTTACAGGTATTGTTCTTCCAACATTCTTCCAAGCAGCAAGTTTGTATCAAGCAAGTCCAAGTCAAAATGCGACAGTTATTAGTTTAGGATATAAACTTATCCGAAATGCAAATTTGACTGGTGGAGCTTGGGTTGATATGCCAGATGAAAATGCTTTTACACAATACAATAGAACTGCTACTGGAATTGGAACTGCAGGTATTGATTTGGATAGTGGATTTATCATCGGAGGAAATAGTGGTAGTGGCATTCGTTTAGATAAGGATACTGTCTATCAAATTGGTAGAAGTGGCATTGGAACAATTAGCGATACTCTCACTCTTGCAGTTGCAGTTTTGGATAGTGGTGTAACAAATGCAGTTGCTTATGGTGCGATGACTTGGATTGAGCAAAGATAAAATACTAAATAACATATAAAAGGTATTAATAGCAATGTCGGTTTTAAAAATTGTTCAAAGTGTGAATACATTGGCTGTTACTGGAACAGCTGCAACAACAAATGGAATTACACTGCAAAGTGGAATTTTGAGAGTTTCTGCGGCATCTACTGGTTGCCACATTCAAATTGGAGAAACTCCAGTTGCAACTACAAATGGTTTTTATGTAAGTCCAAATCAACCAGAATTGATTAAAGAAAGAGTTGCAAGACAGAGAATTGGGTCTACAACTACTGGAGCAACTACATTAATTACTTTTGAAGAAAATGCTGGTAATCCATTTGTAGTTGGTGATTATGTAACCATTGAGAATACAAGTGCTGCAGGATTTAACACATCACACAATCAAGTAACTGCTGCTACTGACAATTCAATTACTATCGCATTTAATAGTGCATCAATTACAGGAATTGGTATTACAAATGCAACTGTAGCAAGAAGCGTAAGAATTTCCGCAATTGCTGCAGGCACTGCAACGAATCTTCACGTTTCAGAAGTTCAAATTGCAGGTGGTTAAATACATAAATAAAACATATTGAGCTGGCGGAAAAAACAATTAAACTAATCACAGAAGAAATTGAAAATGTAGAAGTTATCGTTGAGAATCGCAACGGTAAAAAATCCTTGTACATTGAAGGAGTTTTTCTTCAAGGAAACATTTGCAACCGTAATGGTAGAATGTATCCTATGAATGTATTGTCCCGCGAAGTGGGAAGATACAATGAAAACTTTATTCAAAAAGGTCGTGCTTTAGGAGAACTCGGTCATCCTGATGGTCCTACCGTCAATCTTGACCGTGTTTCTCATAAGATTGTTTCTCTTCGTCAAGAAGGAAACAACTACATTGGAAAAGCAAAGATTCTCGAATCAACTCCAATGGGTAAAATTGCATCGTCACTTTTAAGTGAAGGTGTAAAACTCGGAGTTTCTTCTCGTGGAGTTGGTTCTCTCAAGCAAAGCAATGAAGGTTATAGCATGGTAGGAGAGGATTTTACTCTTGCTACTGCTGCTGACATTGTTGCTGACCCATCTGCTCCTGATGCATTCGTATCTGGAATTATGGAAGGTAAAGATTGGGTTTGGGATAATGGAATTCTTCGTGAAAGAATTGCAGAGAGAACATATAAAAGAATAAATACATTAGTTGATCAAAAACGCTTGGATGAACAGAAATTGAATCTGTTCAATGACTTCCTTGCAAATCTTTAAATTATAAATAAATATAGATTTTAACAGGTAAAATCGGAGAGTTCAAATGTCCCGTGGTAAAAACTTACAAGAAATGGAAGTAGGCACTGTTCAATCCAAGTCCGCAGTGAATGCATCGGCAAGTGCTCCAGATCCAATGCAGACTATGGCTGGTGTTAGTTATGAGGATTTAGGTGGTCCTGATCCATCAAATTACAGACCAGATGACGATTCAGCAAAGCTGAAGGATGCTGGTGCAGGTCTCAAGAAAGTTTCTCTCGTTGCTGCTAAAAAGGTAGCAAAAGAAGAGTATGAAGAGGTTGAAGAGGAAGCACTTGAAACCGAAGAAGAGTACGAAGAAGTTGAAGAGGAAGAAGTTTTTGAAGAAGAAGCACTTCCAGAAATCAACGATAATGTTGACATCGAAGATGATGTCAATGCTCTTCTCGTAGGTGAAGAACTTTCCGAAGGTTTCAAAGATAAAGCAAAAACTATTTTTGAAGCTGCTCTCAAGTCAAAAGTTATTGAGATGAGAGAAGCTTTTGAAGCACATTATGAAGCAAAACTCGTTGAGGAAGTTGAAGTCCTCAAAGAAGAGTTAATTGAGAGAGTAGATTCTTATCTTGAGTATGTTGCTGATGAATGGTTTAACGAAAATGTTCTGGCAATTGAGAAAGGTCTCAAGTCAGAACTTACAGAATCGTTCCTTGATGGACTCAAGGGACTTTTTGAAGAAAATTATGTATCAATCCCTGAAGATAAATATGATGTTGTTGAGAATATGGCAAATAAACTTGACGAAATGGAGACAAAACTCAACGAGCAGATTGAGAAAAACATTTTCCTGAACAAGCGTCTCGCAGAGTCGGTTGCAGATGGAATCCTGTTTGATGTTTCTGAGGGTCTGACGATTACTCAGAAAGAGAAGCTTGCTTCACTTGCCGAAAGTGTTGAGTTTGAGAGTGAAGAGTCTTATAGAGAGAAGCTTGAAGTATTGAAAGAATCATACTTCCAACAAGCTGCTCCATACAGAAGTGAAACCGAAACCCTTAACGAATCCGCACAACCTGGCGTAGATTATTCTGACGCAATGAGTGCATACGTTAATGTGCTTTCCAAATCAGTTCAAAAGTGATTTAAATATTATAAATCGTAAACACCCAAAACACAAAAAAGAGGTAAACGCAAATGTTCAACGCAGAACATCTGCAGGAAAAGTGGGCACCACTCTTAGACCATAATGGTCTGGATCACATCAAGGATCCCCATCGTAGAGCCGTAACCGCTGTCCTGTTAGAGAACCAAGAAAGATTCCTTCGTGAAGAGAGAGCATTCCTCTCCGAAGCTCCAACCGTTAACACCAACTCTGGTGCTAATGCTGGTTTTAGTGCTAATGCAAGTGCAACTGGTCCAGTTGCTGGTTTTGACCCTGTTCTGATCTCTCTGATCAGACGTTCAATGCCTAATCTGGTTGCTTATGATCTGGCTGGTGTTCAACCAATGAACGCTCCTACTGGTCTGATCTTTGCAATGCGTTCACGTTACACCAATCAGTCTGGTACTGAAGCACTGTTCAACGAAGTTGACACTGCATTCTCAGGTATCGGTACTACCAACGGTGCAATGGGTTCAACCAGCGCAGGTATGGTCAATGCTGCTGTTGGTCTGGGTACAACTGGTCAAGGTGGTTCAAACCCTGGTCTTCTGAATCCTTCTACTAACGCCACTCAAGCTGCTTACAGCGTTGGCGAAGGTATGAGAACTGATGAGGCAGAAAACCTTGGTTCAGTTGGTGGTTCAGCATTCAACGAAATGGCTTTCTCAATCGAGAAAGTTACCGTTACTGCAAAGTCACGCGCACTGAAAGCTGAGTACTCACTGGAACTGGCACAAGACCTGAAGGCAATTCATGGTCTGAATGCTGAAGCAGAACTGGCTAACATTCTCTCCACTGAGATTCTGGCTGAGATCAACCGCGAAGTTATCAGAACCATCTATAAGGTTGCTGAAACTGGTGCTCAAGTCAATACCCAAACTGCTGGTACTTTCAACCTTGACGTTGACTCCAACGGTCGTTGGTCGGTTGAGAAGTTCAAGGGTCTGCTCTTCCAAATCGAGCGTGATGCAAACGCAATTGCACAGAGAACTCGTAGAGGAAAGGGTAACATCATCCTGTGCTCTGCTGACGTTGCTTCAGCACTGACCATGGCTGGTGTTCTCGATTACACCCCTGCACTCAATGCTAACCTGAACGTTGACGATACTGGCAATACCTTTGCTGGTGTTATCAATGGTAAGTACAGAGTCTACATTGATCCTTATTCGGCAAACGTTGCTGCAACTCAGTACTACGTTATCGGTTATAAGGGTTCTTCACCTTATGATGCTGGTCTCTTCTACTGTCCTTATGTTCCTCTCCAAATGGTTCGTGCCGTTGGTGAGAACACATTCCAGCCTAAGATCGGCTTCAAGACCCGTTACGGAATGGTTGAGAACCCATTCTCGCAGGGTACTACCCAAGGTTCTGGCACTCTGACTGTTAATAGCAACCGCTACTACAGAAGAGTTTCTGTTACCAACCTGATGTGATTTATTTCACATAGTTCAGTGAGGGTCCCAAACGGGACCCTTTTTTTATGAATAAATATAGTTAAAGGAATTATTTTAGATCATGTCAGAATCACCATTTTTGAGTCAGGTTTCGAATAGAAATTTTCTTTCCCCTATTGGATTTAAGTTTATTCTTACAAAAATTCCAAAGGTAGATTTTCTGTGCCAAACTGCAATGATCCCTTCAATTAGCATGGGAACAGCACAGCAACCATCTTACTTGAGAGACATTCCAGTTCCTGGAGATAAAGCAATTTTTGAAGATCTCACACTTCGTTTTCTCATTGATGAAAACATGGAGAACTATCTCCAAATTTATAATTGGATTATTGGTCTTGCTTATCCAGAGACTCTAGAGCAATTTGCAAATCTCAAAGATTTAGATCCAATCAAAAGACCAGTAACTCCAAACGATTCTTATCAAAAATTTGCAGAATACTCCGATGCAACTCTGCAGATTTTAAATAGCAATTATAGAGTTAATAGACAAATTAAATTTAAAAACTTATTTCCAGTTTCTCTTTCAACACTGGAATTTGATGCTACAAATAGAGATTATAATTATTTTACAGCAACGGCATCATTTAAATATTCTGGATACGAAATTCAAGATTCACAAGGACACAGATTAGACAACGGACCATCTAGATACTGATTTTTAATTATGATTATGGATTTGGAAACAATTCAAAAAATGTGGGAAAAAGATTCTCACATCGACATTGATGAGATACACAATGAATCAATTCAAGTATCTCAGTTACATGCAAAATATTATGACATTTTAAATAACTTAATACTACTAAGAGCAAGAGCAAAACAACAGGAAAAAAACATTCGCCATGAAAGATATGAATACTACACTGGAAAAGCAGATCCAGAAGTGTACATAAAAAATCCTTTTCCTAAAAAAATTAGAGATAAAGAAACTCTACAAAAATACTTAGATGCTGATGAAAAACTTTCTGAGATTGTATTGAAAATGGAATATTATGATGTAATGGTTAGTTACTTAGAAAGTATTATCAAACAAATCTTCAATAGAAGTTATCAAATCAAAAATTCAATCGAATGGCACAAATTTACTGCTGGTTATAATACATGACAAATTTGATTATCAAGAAGAAAAACGAAGTATACGTCACTATACAATCAGATCCTCACGTTTATCAAGAACTTTCAGACTATTTTACATTTGAAGTTCCTGGTGCAAAATTCATGCCCCAATTTAGAAACAAATATTGGGACGGAAAAATTCGTCTTTTTGATACAAGACATAATCAAATTTATGTTGGATTGCTTGACAAAGTAATTTCTTTTTGCAAGAACTATAAGTATACCTACGAATTTGAAGAGAACAAGTTTTATGGACTTCCATTTGAAGTTAATGAAAACATCTCTTTAGAAGGTGTTGGAGATTACATGAAATCAATTAGTGCTCATTCTCCAAGGGATTATCAAATTGAAGGAGTTTATGATGCTCTTCGCCACAATAGGAAACTTCTAATTTCTCCAACTGCATCTGGAAAGTCTTTGATGATCTATTCAATCGTGAGGTACTTTCACGATAAGAACAAAAAAACATTGATTGTTGTTCCAACAACATCATTGGTTGAGCAAATGAGTAAAGATTTTTCTGATTATGGTTGGGACTCAGAAAAGTATTGTCATAAGATCTATCAAGGAAGAGAAAAGAAAACAAATCATCCAGTTGTCATCACAACTTGGCAATCAATTTATAAATTAGAAAAATCTTTCTTCGAAGACTTTGATGTTGTAATTGGAGATGAAGCTCACTTATTCAAGTCCAAATCATTAATTACGATCATGACTCACCTACATCATGCAAAGTATAGATTTGGTTTTACAGGAACTTTAGACGGAACACAGACACATAAGTGGGTCTTAGAAGGTCTATTTGGTCCTTCATATAAAATCATTCGTACTGATGAATTAATTGAAAAAGGTTATCTTTCAAAATTCAACATCAAAATTATAACTCTCAAACATCCACCTCAAAGATTTGCTACATATGAGGATGAAATTAAATACTTAATTAGTAATGATAGAAGAAATAATTTTCTTAAAAATCTTACAATTAATCTGAAAGGAAACACATTAGTTCTATACAGTAGAGTCGAAAGTCATGGACAGATAATTTTTGATTTGATAAATAACTTTAAGAATGATGAGCGAAAGTGCTTTTTCATTCATGGTGGTGTAGATGTTGATGAAAGAGAAGCGGTTAGAAAAATTACAGAAAAAGAAACAGATGCAATAATCATTGCTTCATACGGAACATTTAGTACTGGTATTAATATTAAAAACCTTCATAACGTAATTTTTGCTTCTCCTTCTAAATCTAGAATCAGAAATCTACAATCCATTGGTAGAGTTTTAAGAAAAGGAAATAATAAATTTAAAGCAACTTTGTATGATGTTGCTGATGATATTTCTCATAACTCACATAGAAACTACACTCTAAATCATCTCATTGAAAGAATTAAAATATACAATGAAGAAAAATTTAATTATGAACTTATCAACGTTAATTTAAAATTATGACAGAGGATTTTTTAGCAGTTATAAAATTAATTTCTGGTGAAGAAGTTTTATCTAAAGTTTGTCCATTGGATGACGAAGAGGATACTCTTGTATTAGACTGTCCTGTTCAAATGTCATCAGATAAATCTAGAAGCATGAACATTAACATAGTTCGTGTTGAACCTTGGATCAAAACAGGAACAGAATCTATCTATTTAATTAAAATGGATAAAATTGTTACTATTTCAGAAGTCTTTGATCAAAAGATACATAGAATGTATAATAAATTTATTCATGCTTACTTCTTCAATGGATGTGAGGTCCCTGAGAATAAGATGACCAAAGAGATGGGATACGTTTCGTCAGTTAAAGAAGCAAGATCATCCTTAGAAAAGATCTTTAATAATAGCTGATACCCTAACTTTCAACCCTGACAGAGTTATTATAAACAGTTTTAGCAACCTTGTCAAGTGTTTAAAAATGTGTTATCATATGAACACTAGATGTAAAAGTACTATGCCCTTAAATCTAAAGGTAGCAATGCCAAAGAAAAAGAAACCAGAGCACTACGTTAATAATAGTGATTTTCTTCAGGCAATCATTGTGTATAAACGTGAAGTGACAACAGCAGAATCTCTTGGTCTGCCAAAACCAATGATTAGTAATTACATCGGGGAATGTTTCCTTAAGATGGCGAATCATTTGGCATACAAACCAAATTTTGTAAACTACATGTTTAAGGAGGACATGATTTGTGATGGTATTGAAAATTGTATACAATGTGTAACTAATTTTAATCCAGAAAAATCAACTAATCCTTTTGCTTATTTCACACAAGTCATTTATTACGCATTTTTGAGAAGAATTCAAAAAGAAAAGAAACAACTTGAAATTAAATCCAAAATTATTGAAAGGTCTGGATTTGATGAAGTCTTTTCAATTGATGACTTGACAGGAGATGATGGATCAATTTATAATTCCATTAAGGATAATATTCATAATAAATTGAATCGTTAGTGAATGAAAATTGCAATTATAACAGATCAGCATTTTGGTGCTCGTAAAAATTCCAAAATGTTTCATGATTATTTTCTTAAATTTTATAATGATGTTTTCTTTCCATATCTAGAAGAACACAACATTAAGACTGTCATTGACATGGGAGATACATTTGACAGTCGTAAAGGAATTGATTTTTCATCTCTTGCCTGGGCAAAAAATAATTACTACGACAAACTTTCTGCAATGGGATGCAAAGTCATTACTATTGTGGGAAATCATACTGCTTACTATAAAAATACAAACGAAGTTAATGCAGTTGATCTTCTTCTTCGTGAATATAAAAACGTAGAAATTATTTCGAAACCTTGTGAAAGAATTTTGGGATCTTTAAAGGTATTGATGATTCCTTGGATTAATTCCAGTAATGAGGAAAAATCATTGAAGATGATTAGAAATAGTTCTGCAGATGTTGCATTTGGTCATTTGGAATTGAGTGGATTTTCTCCTTATCGTGGTCATGTTATGGATTGTGGTATGGATAGCAATCTCTTTGATAAGTATAAGAAAGTTTTTTCAGGGCATTATCATACTCGTTCCAATAATGGAAAAATCTTCTATTTGGGAAATCCTTATGAGATTTATTGGAATGATGTTAATGATAAAAGAGGATTTCACATCTTCGATACTGAAACATTGGAGCATACTCCAATAGACAATCCTTATAGAATGTTTTATAATGTTTATTATGAAGATACTCCTTATCAGACTTTTAACTTTAAGGAGTATGAAGGAAAAATTGTAAAAGTTGTTGTTCGCAAAAAAACAGATACGAAACAATTTGAAAAATTTGTGGATAAACTTTATGAAGCAAATGTATCTGATCTTAAATTTGTAGAGTCAATAGAACTAGTTGTCAATGAAGAATTTGAAGCAGAAGAGTCTGAAGACACTCTTTCTATTTTAAATCGCTATGTTCAAGATTCTGAAGTATCCTTAGATAAGGCAGTTCTCACTACAATGCTTCAAACTATATATAAAGAGGCTTGCGAAATGGTCTGATGTTTATACTTACAATAAAGGGTTTGGAGGATGAAGGTGCTTATGCAGTAGAAAGAGAGGATGGTGAAAAGGTCCTTCTTTTATTTGAAGAATCTGATGATGCTGTTCGCTATGCATTAATGCTTGAAGATGATGATGAAAATCCAGAAATGGATGTTATAGAAGTTGATGATAGAATTGCAATAAAGACTTGCGAAATGTATAATTACGAGTATAATATAATTACCCAAGATGACATTGTAATTCCACCTAGAAAGAGCGATTGAGGTAACTTGTGATTATTTTTCAGAAAATTCGTTGGCGTAACTTTTTAAGTACGGGAAATCATTGGAGTGAGATTGATTTTCGGAAAAACAATAATACGCTAATCATTGGCAGTAATGGTGCGGGAAAAAGCACCATTCTTGATGCCTTGACATTTTCTTTATTTGGGAAACCATTTAGGAAGATTAATAAACCACAGTTGGTCAATTCTTCAAATGAGAGAGATTGTTTAACTGAAATTGAGTTTTTAATCGGAGCAACTCAATGGAAAGTTGTTCGTGGAATTAAACCAAACATCTTTGAGATCTATAGAAATAATGTTCTATTGGATCAATCAGCAGCTGCTTTGGATCAGCAAAAGTGGTTGGAACAGACTGTTCTCAAAATGAACTATAAGTCTTTTACTCAAATTGTAATTTTGGGTTCAAGTACTTTTGTTCCTTTTATGCAGTTGTCTGCTGCTAACCGTAGAGAAGTTATTGAAGATCTTCTTGACATTAAAATCTTTTCTTCAATGAATGTTATTATTAAAGATAAGATTCGTTCCTCTAAAGAGGAAATTCGTACTCTAGAATTGAAGAAAGAAAATCTCAAAGATAAAATGAAGATGCAGCAAAACTTCATTGAGGAACTTGAGAATCGTGGAAATGCCAACATAAATGCCAATAAAGAAAAAATTGCCAATTTAGATTCTGAAGTTGGCATTTACATGAATGACAATTCCAAAATCGAAGAAAACATTTTTAAGTATACTAAGGATCAGGAAGAAGTTACTGGTGCTAGTAATAAGTTAGTAAAACTGAACAATCTTAAGGGTAAAATTTCGCAAAAAGTATCTGTCATTACCAAAGAGCATAAGTTTTTCACAGAGAATACGGTATGCCCTACTTGTACTCAAACTATAGAAGAAGAGTTTAGGGTAAATAGAATTACAGACGCTCAAAATAAAGCAAAGGAACTCCAACTAGGTTATAAAGAACTAGAGGAGACTATAAGGTTAGAACAAGAACGAGAGCGTCAATTCACTGCTCTATCTAAGGAGATTACAAAACTCAATAATGAAATTTCTCAAAACAATACTCGGATTTCCCTCAACCAGAGACAAATTCGAGATCTTGAATCTGAAATTCAAACTATTACCGAACAACTTGAAAACAGAAATACTGAGCATGAAAAGTTAAAAGAATTTAATCACCAATTACAAAATACCTACGAGCAGTTATCTTCCAAAAAAGAAGAAATTAATTATCTAGATTTCTCTTATTCGCTTTTAAAGGATGGTGGAGTTAAAGCAAAAATCATTAAGAAGTACTTACCGCTGATAAATCAGCAAGTAAACCGTTATCTTCAGATGATGGATTTCTACATCAATTTTACTCTTGATGAAGAGTTTAACGAAACCGTCCAATCACCTATTCATGAAGACTTTTCTTATAGTTCTTTTAGTGAAGGTGAAAAGATGAGAATTGATCTTTCTCTTCTCTTTACTTGGAGAGAAGTTGCTAGATATAAAAATTCTGTTAACACTAACTTACTGATTATGGATGAGGTTTTTGATTCATCACTTGATGGATTTGGAACCGATGAGTTTCTTAAAATCATACGTTATGTCATTAAAGATGCTAATGTTTTTGTAATCTCCCATAAGACTGGCATGGAGGACAGATTTGAAAGTGTCATAAGATTTGATAAAGTCAAAGGATTTTCTCGTATGGTGTCTTGAGACACCAGATAACAATGCAAGTTCCAAACCGATACCATCATTCTAAGAAGGAGCAGAAGCGGAAACTGAAACCGCAAGCACTCCGACAAGCAAAGGCACGTCGCCAAGCACTCAAGAAGCGTCTCAATCAACGAGACGCTTTTTCTATAGTTATGTTAAGCAATTGTTGTAATTTCCATACATAGTAGTAGAATGATGAGGTGATAGAGATGAAAGAAATCTCTTTGTTATGCTATTCTTTGTGCGGAGGTCATTATGCACAACTTAATTTCATACAATCAACTTGCTTTCTGGAAACAATCTGAAAAAGAAACTGAAGATAATGAATTGGTGAATGACTATTACCGATGTTTGACCGAATGTAGTGATGATACGCAAACGTGCAAAAGAACTTGCAGACTAGTCTTTATGAAATAAGATGGACAGTTTTTAAACTGTCTACTGGGAGGTCGCAAGACCTCCTTTTTTAGTATAATACAAGCATACGAAACAAATCAAATGCCTGTCAATCACGAAATCAAGTCCCAACTTGCTAAGTTGCTTGCCACTGAGGATCTTGTGGTGGAGCATAAAAAGGTTGAAACTGCCTGCTTTAACGTTCATACCCGTGTATTGACTCTTCCTCTCTGGGAACGTGCTAGCAGCACCGTATACGATCTTCTGGTGGGGCATGAAGTCGGTCACGCACTTTATACTCCCGATGAAGATTGGACTGAGACTGTAAAGATTCCACAACAATTCGTGAATGTGGTGGAGGATGCTCGCATTGAGAAACTGATGAAGCGTCGTTATGCTGGTCTTGCCAAAACTTTCTTCAATGGTTATAAAGAGTTGAAGGAAGATGATTTCTTTCAGTTGGAAGATGAAGATGTTTCTTCCTTCAATCTTGCAGATCGGGTGAATCTTTATTTCAAAATTGGTAATTTTATTCCTCTCGATTTTATTCCTGAGGAGAAAGAAATTGTTGACTTGATTTCTGCAACAGAAACTTTTGCTGATGCATTGATTGCTGCAGAAGAACTTTATAAGTACTGCAAAAAGGAGAAAGAACAGAAACAAAAAGTTGCTCAATTTGATTCGCACGATCAGCAGGGTAATTCTACTGATGCTGGTGATGAGCAAGTTGAAGTCGAACAAGATCCAAACTCTGAAGAGGATGGTGATTCTAACTCATCACAAACTCAACAATCTGAAGAAACTGGTTCTTCTGAAGGAGATGCAACTAGATCTGATCTTCCTGGTGATGAAGCAGAACCTGAGATTCGCACTGCAGAATCTTTGAAGGATAAAATTCGTGATCTTGTGAATTCTGATGGTCATGAGAATGTGTATGTTGAGATTCCACAAGTAAATCTTGAAACGGTCATTGGTAAAAATATCGAAGTTCATTATGATATTGATGCCTGCTTTGGTCATCAACAAATGAAGCACAATGAACTAGCATCTGAAAATAATTTCAAACCAACTCATCTTTTTCAAGAAGTTGATAATGAATACAAGAAATTTAAACTTTCTGCACAAAAAGAAGTTAATTATCTTGTAAAGGAATTTGAGTGCCGTAAGGCAGCAGATTCCTATGCCCGTTCTTCAACTGCTAGGACGGGTGTTCTTGATACTTCCCGTATTCATTCATACAAGTATACAGAAGACTTGTTTAAGAAAGTCACTGTGATTCCCGATGGAAAAAATCACGGTCTAGTATTTGTTTTGGATTGGTCTGGATCAATGCAAAATGTTCTTCTAGATACTTGCAAACAACTCTTCAATCTTATTTGGTTCTGTAAAAAAGTTTCCATTCCTTTTGAAGTTTATGCCTTTACGAATGAATGGAGGCGAGGTGAATACAATTATGAAGATGGAACGTACAAAGCAGCAGATCGCAATTCACACTATGAGAAAAAACAAGGTCTTCTTCAAGTTGATGAGACTTTTTCTTTGATGAATTTGCTCACGAGTAAAATTTCTGCTAAAGATCTGGAGCATCAAATGGTAAATGTGTGGCGTCTTGCTGCGTGTTTTTCTGATTTGTATTATACAAATTATACATATCCAACTCGTTTGTGTCTTTCTGGAACTCCTTTGAATGAATCTTTGATTTCACTTCATCAAATTCTTCCCAAGTTTCAGAAAGAAAATAAACTACAAAAAGTTCAGTGTATTGTATTAACCGATGGTGAGGCAAATTATGTTCCCTATCATCGTGAAGTTAAACGTAATTGGGAAAATGAACCTTATCTTGGTCTTTCTAGTGTAAATCCTCATAATACTTTTCTTAGGGATCGCAAACTTGGAACTACCTATAAATTTGATGGAAGGTATCATCAATTTACAGACACTCTTCTCAATAATCTGAAAGATAAGTTTCCTTCGGTAAATTTTATTGGTATTCGTGTTCTTGCTGGTCGTGATGTGAATCGCTTTATCAATCTGTATCATACTTGTGCTGATAAGTATTATGATACGATTCAAAATGACTGGAAAAAACTGAAAAGTTTTACGATTAAAAATTCTGGTTACGATGCTTATTTTGGTCTTTCTTCTGTTGCACTTTCTCAAGATACTGAGTTTGAAGTTGCAGAAGATGCTTCTAAAGCACAAATCAAATCTGCTTTTGTGAAATCTTTGAAAACTAAAAAACTCAATAAAAAGGTTCTTGGGGAGTTCATCTCTCTTGTTGCATAAATATTTAAAAAACTTAAGATGAAAACTTTTAACGAATTTATTTCTGAGGCAAGAGAATTAAATGAGACTTCTCTCACTCGTGTGATGAGAAAGTCTGAAAAAGGTGGTACAGCAATTCTTTCTGGTCAACGCGGAGATAAGTCTAAAAAAGAAAACAAGGAAAGGTCTGCAAGAACAGAAAGAAGAATTAGAGGTGCTGGACTACCAGGACCTACTAAAGTATCTGGACGTTACACAGAAAACCCAGGAACTCCAGAAGAGAAAAAGGTGGGAGAAAAGTCTCATGTAGTTTCTTCTGGCAAAATGGGTAAGAGAAAGTTTAAAAAAACTATAGAGAAACTTGGAACTGAAGGCGGATTGAAGCATAAGCGTAATGTGAAAGGTTCATCCAAAGATGATCAAGATTCTGTACTGATTCAACGTAAAGGTGGTGGAGAAGCAACACTTAAAGGAACTTCAAAAACATCTTGGCCAGGTAAAGGTAAAAATGTTAAAGTTGGTGGTATGAAACCAGGAAGAACTGGTGAATTTGATACAAAAGTCAAAAACAAAACATTTACATATGAAGCATAAATTTCCATTAGAACACGTAGTTAATTACAATACTCAGGAAATTTGGGTGTTGTGTGACAGTGCAATTACTGCCATGGGACTTCCTGCATTGGTAAAACAATACTATCCAGGGTATAAACCAAAAATTGGAACCAAAGAACAACTTAATAAATTACGCAACCAGTTGGTAAACTGACCACTAGGGGTCTCTGGGACCCCTTTTCTGTTCTATACTAACTTCAGTTGAAACAAACACCCCACATCATGACTCGCATTCAAATGACCGACGATCAAATTCTTAACGATCTCAAAAGCACATTTGGTGGCAAAATCACTGCTGCTGATGTTCGTGGTTATTGTGCATCCAAAAATCTTTCTTATCCCACTGTAACCAAACGACTGGAAACTTTTAAAGTTGGTCGTGGTAAGTGGAATCTGGAAGTTACTCCGCAACGTGTGGAAGAAATTGAACGTTCATTCAATAATGTTTCTGTTCTTCCTGAAGTTCATCAAAATCTTATTCCGTCAAAAGATGATACCTTCGTCAAGTTTGGTAACTTTAACGATATTAAAAAAATTATTGAGTCCCGTCTTTTCTATCCTACGTTCATTACGGGTCTTTCGGGTAATGGCAAAACGTTCAGCGTGGAGCAAGCGTGTGCTCAACTTAAGCGTGAACTGATTCGTGTCAACATCACCATTGAGACCGACGAGGATGATCTGATTGGTGGTTTTCGTCTTGTGAATGGTGAAACTGCTTGGCACAATGGTCCTGTGATTGAGGCACTTGAGCGTGGTGCAGTTCTTCTTCTGGATGAGATTGATCTTGCTTCTAATAAAATTCTTTGTCTTCAATCTGTTCTAGAAGGTAAAGGTGTCTTTCTGAAGAAGATCGGCAAGTTCGTCAAACCTGCTGCAGGATTCAACGTGATTGCCACTGCAAACACCAAGGGCAAGGGTTCTGATGACGGTAGGTTCATTGGCACCAACGTGCTCAATGAAGCGTTTCTGGAGCGGTTTCCTGTGACTCTGGAGCAGTCTTATCCTGCTCCTGCAACCGAGCAGAAGATTCTGGAAGGGGTTGCTCTGGATCTTGGTGTGGAGGATCGTGACTTCTGCAAGCGTCTTGTTGATTGGGGTGACATCATTCGTAAGACTTTCTATGATGGTGGCATTGAGGAAATCATCAGCACCCGTCGTTTGGTTCACATCATTCGTGCTTACAGTATCTTCAACGATAAGGCAAAGGCAATTCAAGTCTGCGTGAATCGTTTTGACGATGAAACTAAAACTGCTTTTCTGGAACTGTATGATAAAGTTGATGCAGATTTTGTGATGCCTTCTCAACCTGAACTTACTGCAGAATATGTTGACGTAAAGAAAGCAAACTGATAGAATGTGGGAAGGTAAAAAGTGCCTTCCCCTTATTATGGATAATCAAGAAAATCAATTTTATGATAGGTATACTTTTAGTATATCTTCAGATTCATCAGACCTTATAAAAATTGACAAAACACCTGTTATGAGCGAATCAAAGAATCATCTTTGGAAATACAACGAAGATAAAATTCTCAAGGATGTTGAGGATTATGTAACCAGCACTTATCACGGTCATTATTGTGGCGATGAATCTGGTTATGATGACATTCAAACAATTGATCTGATGGCAGCAAAGAAACTGGCAGCAGGTTTTTGTCAGGCGAATATCCTTAAGTATGGTAGTCGCTATGGTGATAAAGATGGACGCAATAAGCGTGACTTGATGAAAGTTATTCACTATGCTATGCTACTGCTTCACTTTGACAAACATTATTCCCGTAAAGATAATGGTCTGACCGAATTCCGTTGATTATGAAACTCCCTAACAAAACTATGAAACTCTCTGACAATACCCTTGCTCTCCTTAAGAACTTTGCTGGCATCAACAACTCTATTCTTGTGAAGCAAGGTAATCGTCTCCGCACGATTTCTGTTGCCAAAAACATTCTTGCCGAAGCAGAAATTACTGAAGATTTTCCCCGTGACTTTGCGATTTATGACCTGAACCAGTTTCTGAATGGTTTGAGTCTTCATCAAGACCCCGACCTTGATTTTACTGAAGATTCCCACTTGAGCATCAAAGAAGGTAAGCGTCGTGTGAAGTATTTCTTTGCCGACCCGAATGTGATTATCTCTCCGCCTGATAAG